CCAAATTTTCCAGATCACCGTAGACGTAACGACTGCATTTAATGCAGGCACAACCAACACGTTAGATATCGGTGACGGAACAACGGCTGATAAATACGCAGATGCACTAGCTGCTGGCGCACAAGCTCGTGTACTTGCTACATCTGACGTATCTCAGATTGGTAACCTGATTGATATTGGTACCACTGACGTAGATGTTACTGTGACATACAACCAGACAGGAACTGCTGCTACCGCAGGTGCTGCCACTGTAACGGTGCTGTACTTGCAGAACCGCAACCTCTCATAAGGAGGTGATCTATGTCGTCTGATGTACTCACAAAACGTGTTGCGGCTACAGGCTCTTTAGCAGTAGGTCCAGCTAGGATTCGTCAGGTACAAGTGTTAACGGGTGCAGGTGCAGGGCGTCTTACAGTTACCGATGGTAACGGAGGCTCTACAGTGCTAGATATTGACTTTCTAGCGTCTGACTCTCACTCAATTAACATTCCTGATGACGGTATTCGTTGTTCTTCAGACGTATATGTGTCTGTGGCAACAAATATCACCGCCATGACCTTCTTCTATAGCTAGGTGATGTTATGCGGGCTTACTATAAAAAGGGTGGGGGCGTAAAATCCCCCGCTTGGCAGCGTAAAGAAGGTAAAAGCGAGTCTGGTGGGCTTAACGCTAAAGGCGTGGCTAGCTACCGCCGTCAAAATCCCGGCAGTAAGCTAAAAACAGCCGTTACGACTAAGCCTAGTAAGCTCAAGAAGGGTTCTAAAGCTGCTAACCGCCGTAAGTCGTTCTGCGCCCGTATGTCTGGTATGAAGAAAAAACTTACCAGTGCAAAGACAAAGAACGACCCTAACAGTCGTATAAATAAGAGTTTACGGAAATGGAATTGCTAGATGGCTATTGCACGTACTCAAATGCGTACGCAGTTAACGGGGGACAGGATGCCTGCTAAGTCTGAGAAACAACGCCGCTACATGGCGATGGCATATAACGACCCAGATATGGGTATACCTAAAGAGGTTGCAAAAAAGTTTATGAAAAAACCAGCACAAGGCTATAAAAAAGGCGGTATGCCGGATTTGACGGGTGATGGCAAAATCACTCAGGCGGATGTCCTAAAAGGGCGTGGCGTATTTAAAGCAGGTGGCAAAGTCGGATATCATAAGATGCCAGACGGTACTATGATGAAAGACTCTGAACATAAAGGCATGAAGCGTGGCGGTAAAGTACGAGGCGCAGGTATTGCACAAAAAGGCGTTCGCGCCTGTAAAATGAGGTAATGGTTATGGCTAAAAGACCAAAGAATAGAAGAGTCGATATACCCGCTACGGATTTAGCGCCAAGCCCGATAATGATGACCGCTAAAGCTATAGAAAACCGTCGTGGCAGGAAGCAAGACGAGAAATATCAAGACGCTCTAAGAGAGATGGGCATGTTTGATAACGCTGGTGGTCGAGGCGGTGGAGTTCGTGGTGGTATGGCTAAAGATGATTTCCGTGGTAGAGCGCAGAGAATGAAGTCTGGCGGCAAAGTTCGCGGCTGCGGAATGGTTCGCGGCGGTGCAGTTCGCCCCTGTAAAATTGTAAAAATGAAAGGATCATAAGATGGCTATGAAAGGTCGTAACATGATGGGTGGTCGTAACCCAAAACGTAAAAAAGCCATCGACGAGGCTGTAGGTGGAGCAATGGCAAGTGGTAGAGATAGCAGTCCACGCCCTCGCTTGCGTCCCAAGGCACCTATGAAACGCCCTAATGCAACATCACCGCGTCCTCGTATGCGTCCTGAAGCAGAAGTAGACGTGTCTCCAAGAGCAGAACAAGGCGACATCGAACTAATGATGCAGGAAAAGATGAACCGTGGTGGCGGTATGAACATGGCGTACGGCGGCAAAGTCAAAAAGATGAAAGCTGGCGGTAAAGTGCGCGGTGCAGGTATTGCACAAAAGGGCGTACGCGCCTGCCAAATGAGGTAACAATGCGTAGATATTACCGTGGTTCTAGTTGTGGCTGTGACTCTTGTAGTAAAGGGTACAAAAAAGGCGGCTCTGTCAAAGATGCCTGCTACCACAAAGTAAAATCACGGTATAAGGTGTTTCCATCTGCGTATGCTTCAGGAGCTATCGCGTCGTGTCGTAAGAAGGGCGCAAAGAACTGGGGCAACAAAGGAAGTAAATAATGGCAGTTCGCAAGACCGCAAAAGGTGCAGCACTAAAACGATGGTTCAAAGAGGACTGGAAGGATGTGCGTACTGGTAAGGCTTGCGGACGCAAAGCAGGAGAAAAGCGGGGCACACCGTACTGTCGTCCGACAAAGAAAGTGTCTAGCAAAACTCCTAAAACGAGTGGCGAGATGAGTTCTTCGGAGAAGCGCAAAAAGATCGCTGAAAAGAAACGTCTGGGGCAACCTGCGGGTAAACCACGTAGAGTGTCTCCAGCCAAACGGAAAAGGAAGACGTAATGGAAATCTTCCAGAACGGCAGGTTCTCTTCAGGTGAACCAGTGTACCAAATAGGCACAAAGAATGCCGATGGTACGCATGATGTTAAAGTTTTTGACTTGATGACTAAAGCTCAAGCAGAAGCTAAATTGAAATCTATGGGTGTTAAGCCTGCGGCCTCTCCTAAAAAGCCTAAGTATGATGACATGTCTAAGTTAGAGCTTGAAGCGTTTATGCGTGAAGAAGGTATTGAATTGGATCGACGCAAGTCAAAAGCCAAACTCATAGCCGAAATCAAAGCGTATTTTAAAGGTAAGTAAACATGGCTACGTCAGGCACTACATCATTCAACATGGACTTTACCGAAATCGCTGAAGAGGCGTGGGAACGTGCAGGGAGCGAGATGCGCTCTGGATACGACCTGCGTACAGCGCGTCGGTCTATGAACTTGTTGATGATTGAGTGGCAGAACCGTGGCATAAACATGTGGACTATTGACGAAGGCGAAGTAAGCCTGACGTCTGGCACCGTTGAGTATGACTTGCCCGCTGACACCATCGACTTGATGGAACATGTTATACGGACAGGTACTGGTACAAACCAGCAAGACCTTACTATATCGCGTATCAGTGTCAGTACCTACGCTTCTATACCGAACAAGAACAACACTGGGCGTCCTATCCAAATATGGATCGAGCGTTTGCGGGATAACCCCAAGTTCAAAGTTTGGCCTGTGCCAGACAGCAACAACTATACGTTAAAATACTGGCGTATGCGTCGTATCGAAGACGCAGGTGCAGGAGTAGAAACCTCAGACATGACGTTCCGCTTCTTACCGTGTTTGGTAGCAGGGTTGGCTTACTATATATCTATGAAGGTCCCAGAGCTTGCTCAGCGTGCACAGTTACTAAAACAAGACTACGAAGAGCAGTTCTTGTTGGCCTCTCAAGAAGATCGTGAGAAAACCCCTGCACGCTTTGTGCCTCGGATAGCGAGGATTTAGAATGTCGGTTCAGTTTGCCTCTTCACAAAATGCGTTAGGTATATGCGATGTTTGCGGGTTTCAGTATAAACTTCGTGAACTCCGTACTACTATCGTTAAGGGGCGAGTAACAAACATCAAAGCATGTGAAGAGTGTTGGGACCCAGACCACCCACAGTTGAAACTAGGTGAGTTTCCCGTGCACGATCCTCAAGCACTGCGTGACCCACGCCCTGACACCGCCGAACTCGCAGAGTCAAGAGACTTTCAATATGGGTGGAATCCTGTAGGATTAAATGACCCATTAGGTTTACTAGATAATCACCTCGTAGGTGTAGCGTATCTAGGAACTGTAACTGTAACAACAACGTAGGAGGCAGATATGTCTAATTGCGGAACTCGTAAAATGAAAGCTGGGGGTAAAGTTAAAGCCCCTAAGAAACCCGCTAAAAGCACAAAAGGCACTAAAGTACGTGGCACAGGTGCGGCGACTAAAGGTTTGTATGCACGGGGGCCAATGGCGTAAGATATGAACTATACCGAGCTGAAAACTAACATTGAAGACATCTGTGAGAACTCTTTCACAGACGATCAGCTCGCTATGTTTACACAGCAGGCTGAGCAAAAAATCTATAACACGGTGCAGATACCTGCACTGCGTAGAAACGTGACGGGAACTCTAACAGCAAGTAATAAATACTTGTCGTCTCCAAGTGACTTTTTGTACAGCTACAGCCTTGCTGTAGTAGATAACGATGGTGTTTATCACTACCTTCTTAACAAAGATGTCAACTTCATGCGTGAGGCGTATCCTAACCCTACGTCAGAAGGATTACCAAAGCATTATGCTTTCTTTGATGACAACTCCTTCATACTCGGACCTACTCCAGATAATTCCTACACAATGGAGCTACACTATGGTTATTATCCGCAGTCTATAGTTACAGCGGGTACTACATGGCTTGGGGACGAATTTGATTCTGCTCTACTTAACGGTGCGCTTATCGAAGCGATACGATTCATGAAGGGCGAACCGGACATCATTCAGAACTATGAAAAGATGTACCTGCAATCTATCGCTTTGCTTAAAACGCTCGGTGATGGTAAATTACGTGAAGATACATACCGCTCTGGACAGTTCAGAGCAGAAGTAAGTTAAGGAGACTAAAATGGCTATCACACAGGCTATGTGTACATCTTTTAAGGTCGCTCTGCTAAACGGCGAGATGGACTTTAGTAGTGACACATCTCAAGTATTTAAAATTGCGTTGTTCACTTCGGCGGCTACGTTAGACGCATCTACAACTGCGTACTCAACGACTAATGAAGTTACAGGTACAGGGTACACAGCGGGTGGTAATACACTTACTATCTCGGCTAACCCTGCGTCATCAGGTACTACAGCGTTTTTGGACTTTGCTGACACAACATGGACTGATGCTACAATCACTGCTCGTGGGGCGTTGATCTACAAAGCAGACGGCGTGACTGATCCAGCGGTTGCAGTTCTGGATTTCGGTGCAGACAAAACTTCTACTGCGGGTGACTTCCAAGTTCAATTCCCAACAGCGGATGCTACAAACGCTATTGTACGTATCGCTACGCCATAAGGTGGCTAAATGCCGTCTTCAGTAGAATACATAGGCTGGGGTTCAGGTGCTTGGGGCCAAACGGCTTGGGGCACTGACCTAACTATTGTCTACGTTGATGGCGTAGCAGCTAATGCCGCTGTAGGTACTGTATCCGTAGATGCAGAAGCCAATGTAGTTGTTACAGGCGTAGAAGCCGTAGGACACATAAATAATGTTGGTATTGACGCTGAAGCAGACGTACTCGTTCAAGCTGTAAGCGCAGTAGGCCATATAGGTACAGTCACAGTTACCGCCGCCGCAGAAGTGTCGCCTGATGGTGTAGAAGCTGACGGTATAATTGACGACGTTACTGTAACTGGAACGGCTAACATCTTCCCAACAGGTGTAGAAGCAGTAGGTGCTACTACAGTAAATTATGATGGCCCTGCATTTACGGCGGATGGTGCTGCCCAGCTTTCAACAGCCCAAGCTAAGTTTGGTTCTGCTTCACTACTGCTTGATGGTACAGATGACTTTGTAACCTCTGACGAAAACATTGACCTAAGTTCCGGTGATTTCACAGTAGATATGTGGATTCGTCCGACAAATGTTACAGGCTACAAAGGTTTGTGGCAGTCAGGTACAAGCACTCAACTTGATGTGTATTTGATCGGGGATCAGGTTCAAGGCGTTGTCGGCGGGTCAACGACACTCTTCTTATCTAGTACCAGAATTTCTGCAAATGTCTGGACTATGATCTCTGTTGAAAGAGAAGGGAATGTTCACAGGCTTTACATAAACGGGGTGTTAGAGCAATCAAGTTCTACTGCAAACCGTCCAGACAATGGCGTCTTTGCTGTTGGAAAGAACGGATTTGGTGATTTCAACGGGTATATTGATGAGACACGATTGTCTACTGTTGCTCGTTATGGCGGCACCTCTTTCACCGAGCCAACTGCTAATTACGCAGCAGACGGCGACACAACGGCACTTCTGCACTTTGACGGTACTAACGGCTCTACAGACATCATCAACGAAGCAGATGGTGGCGTTATTGTTGAAGCGGATGCCGTTGTTGAAATCGAAATGGACGCTCGCGGCAATGGTCTTGTTGGCGAAGTTGAAGCTCAAGCGGGTGCAGATGTTCTTCCAGAAGGTCTTGAAGCCACTGGTGAGGTTGGATCAGGCTTTGTTATTGAGACACAAACTTTTGTTTATGTCGAAGCCCCAGACGCAGCACAAGGTCAAGCAGGTCAGGTTACGCAAATTGGCGATGCTATCGTCAACGTAACTGGCGTTTCAGGAACTGGCGAGGCAGGTCAAGTTCTTGTTTGGGGCAGGATTGTTCCAA